CAAGACCAAAGTATAAATCAACAATTTCAGAATCAGATTTAATAACAGACATACAATCATCATAAGTTAAAATATCATAATCTTTGCCAGTGGGAACAGAAGTTAATTCAGCGACATACCTTTCTTGCAAATATATGATGAATTGCCATATTAAATCTCGACAAGTCTCATTCCAGAAACTTTCAATTCTCAACGCAGCTGCTCGCAGTAAAGACCATTTAGGTGTTCCTCCTTTGTTATGAAAGGCCAAAGAACACATAATCTTTTGAGTCTCCTGGTAAGGAACGTAAACATTTACACCACCCAGCTGTGGATGTTTTATCAACTTAAAACCAGAGCTCATAAACCAACATTCGACCAACGATCGTGGTTCCCACCAATCAGTCTTTGTCTTTATGCCTATTTGCGTCCAAATAAGAGCAACTGAACGGGCATTATAAAACGGTAATGCAACATCACTAACTGACCATGTATTATCATCACCACACAAAACAGCTTGAACATGGGCCATGAACTTCTGATAAAAACACATAGCAGGTGGTGCTAAAACAAGCCAAGCAAAAGACATTAATGTGAATAAAACCAAAACATTATCAGTAATTGTGTTAAACGAACCGGAAGGATTGCCTCCGCATTTACGAAGAACATCCCCAAAAGGACATACCATAAAGGAATGAATAATTTCACGATATACATTTTTAATCCATAACCAAATAGCTTCCGTTCGATATTTTGGCTTAAGCATATAAAACCTAATCTTGGCACAAGTAAATAACATTTTCTCATTTAAGCTACTATCATAGTCTTCTTCATCTAATTCAAAGGTATTTGGAAATTTTGAAAGCCGACGGCCCAAAGTATCCCATCCACTATAGTACTTCGTGGCTCCTACAAAACTCCAGTTTCTATGCTCATTTGCAGATTGATACATTTTCTCATTCATTACATGGAAAAGACGCATCATAGTAGCCAGCAAATCAATAGGACTGCCAACAAAAGTTCGTATGCGATTTGTTAAAATCTTACTAACCTCTCGCATTTCGTCCTTTAAATTTACAGCCCAGAGAACAGGTGTT